GGCCGGCATCCAGATGGGTCTGTCCGAGAAGGGCAAGGCGGATGCGACACGGCAAGCGATCAACCTCAAGAAGATCGAGGTTGTTGGCGATGCCACCAAGGAACTCTTGTCCTTGGCCGACAAGTCCAAGCAGGTCGATTACCTCATGCGTGTTGGTGGCAAGTCGAGAGACGACGCAATTGCACTGGTATACAGTGGCAACGACAAGAAGCTGGCCTACGAGTTGGAGTACGCTGGCCTGCTTGCAGGAAGAGTTTCTCCCTTCTTGGCGACACAGATTGCAGGAAACAGTATCGATCTGGGCACGGTTTCTGGGGATACGGATCAGGCGTTGAACGCGCTTCGAGGAATTCTACAGTCCGGTCCTCCGGGTGACGCAGACCTGTCACTGCTTGGTCTTACTGGGGGACAAGGTGCTGTTCAGGCCAGAAAGATTATTGAAGATGCGGGCTATCCGGAAGCAGCAGCGAGACTATTACCGTAGGGGGTCAGCATGGCTGTTTACAGAGTCCAAGGCCCGGACGGCACAGTTTACAGAGTCCAAGGCCCGGATGACGCGAATGAAGAAGATCTGATTGAAGCTGTCCGCAAGCAACTTGCCCAGCAGAAAGACGAGCCTAAAGCACGGGAGTAGGACGACGAACCACGGACCAAGGTCGTCAGCCGGGATCGAGTGATTGACCCTGAGACGGAGTCCGAAGGTGCGTTCAAAGAATTCGCCGAAGGCATGGCTTCCGGTGCCACTAAAGCTATCCAAGGCGTAGCAGAAGTCGGCGGGTTCGTCATCGACGGCGTGTTCGACACCAACACGTCACGTGCCATCTCTCAATTTGGTGATGACTTCCGCAGAAACCTGGGGATTGATCCCGTTGGTTTTGCAGGCACTCTTGGTGAAGTTGGCACACAATTTGTCTTGCCCGGCGGACTGGCTGCAAAGGCTGTGTCCTCCGGCTTGAAGGTGCCGCGTCTAATCCCCGGCTTCGGTGGATCCGTGATCGCCAAGCCCACCAAACTTGGCAGGCTTGATCGAGTTGTTCGCAAGGGTCGTGGCGCCACCCTGCAATCTCGCACAGATAGACTTGGTCGTCCTCGTCTGACTCGAGCAGACGAGGCCAAGCTGCGTGGACAACAGGCAGGTGCTGCGCTGCTAGTCGATTATGTTGTGGCAACCGACGGTATGACCACGATTGGTGACTTTGTTGGTGGCGGTCCCACGCTAACTCAAGAGGACATCGGACTCAGCGGACGCATGGAAGCGGGGCGTCGTGCCTACAATAAGTTGATGATAGGAGGCGAGGCAGGTGCGCTGGCGATGGCCTTCCCGTATCTGTTGAGCACCACGGCACTGGTCGGTGGTCCGCTGATGGACGCCACTAACCGGTATCTTGTTGGCCCTGCTGCGGTGACCACTAGAGACACACTGGTTAAGCTGGCAGATTCTATCGGCAACTCGGAACTCGCGCAGTATGTGGGCGAAACGCGAGCACCGGTAAGGCTTCTGTCATTAGGTCAGGCTAACCCAGAGACCACCGTCGCTGATGCATACGAGGGTGTAAAGGCGCGGCTGCGGTTTCGCGGGAATCTTTCGCAGGAGGCTGCGGAAGAACGAGCCAAGATCCAAGGTTTTATTGAAAGCAACGCCAACCTAGCAGCGTCCACCATTCGCAAACTTGAGAAGGACATCGACAAGGTCTTCAACGGGGCTGCTCGTGTACGGCTTGGCGACGATACCGAGCTTACTAAGATCGAAGTCTTCAACAGCATCTATGGGTTCCTGACTCGCAGTGACGGCTTCATTGAACAGGCGCAGCGTCTGGCTGTTCAAGAGGGGCGAGCCTTCGATCCAAACAATGTAGAGGATTTGCTTCGTGCGGTGCCCGAGTTCGCACATGCGGGTGCACTAAGTATGCGTAAGCACATCGACGACATGTCCAATCAAATTCTGGCATCAGACTTTGCGAAACGAGTGCAAGACGAGGGGGAGCTACTCAACGTAAACGAAGAGATACTTGAAGAAATTAAAGGCAACATAGGCAAGTACCTGCGCCGCAAGTATCGCATCTTTGACGATCCCGAAGAGTATCTTAAATCTGCGGAGTACGGGCGTAATAGGCGGGAGGTCTTCCAGTGGCTTACCGCGAACCCCGAAGCTGCTCGTCGTATGTACAACGATCTTCCCGAACGTGCCGAACAGTTGGATGTATTAGCAGACGACGCGCCTGTCACAACGATTGTCAAGAACGAGATCATCGACGGGTTTGTCAACAAATACCGCAATAAAAAAGGGACTTTTAGTCGTAACCCCAAGGCACTTGCGGACAAGGCAGCGCAAAGATTCAGCCGTAATATTTTCAAGCCTCGTAGAGAGGACGAGATAATGCTTCGTCTGCTCGGCGAGATTGAAGACCCAGCCGAGGCTTACATCCGGTCTGTCGGGGATCTTGCTGAAACGCTTGCGGTAGACAGGTTCAATAAGTTTCTTCGTGCAAATCGAGGCAGGATAGAAACTTTAGAAGACGGAAGTAAGGTTCGTGTTGGGGGTAACGATATCATCGATGGCGAGGCATACATGGCTCTACCTAGAGCAGCCCGCGATAACTATACAGAACTTATGGATCCCGGTTTTGGTTCACTCATGTCCCGTGCCGCCGATGCTCCTAAGCCACGGGCAGATGGGTCGGTGCCCAATGTACAACTGAAGGATCGAATTTTTGCTCGGAATCCTGTCTTTAACGACTTGACTCGTGCGAACAAACAACGACACGACTGGATTGATATGGGCGTCCGAGGGTTTCTCCTGGGCAAGGGTTTCGCGCAGAAGGTCAAGACGGTATACAGCCCCATCACGCAGATCAGAAACGTCACGTCTGCTGCCCTATTTGCTGCGGCGCAAGGCAACGTGGGGCGCGGTGCAAATGTGTGGGAGTCTGTGAACCTCGTCCTCGACAACATCATGAAGACGGCACCCGAAGAGCGGGCAGCGTTCTTCCGTGAGTTGCAGGAACTAGGTGTGGTCGGCACTCAATCACAGCTTCGCGAACTCGAGCGCCTGATTGAAGACGGCATCCGACGCGGCGGCACAGGCGAGATTGATGAACTGGGCGTTAACCTCGGCCAGAAGCGGGCACGTAGCCTAGGCAGGCAATGGTTCGACGGCTTCGACAAGCGGGCACGAGACCTGTACCAAGGTGGCGACGACATCTGGAAGATCTATAACTTTGACTTCGAGCGCAGCAAGGTCATCAACATGTTTGGTGGGGATGTTGCCGCTGCCGACGACTACGCCAAGAGTCTGGGCTTCAAGAGTCTGAACGAATACTCGGCAGACATTGTTAAGAACACAATCCCCAACTACGAGCGTGTGCCGCAGTTTATTCAAGATCTCCGAAGACTTCCTCTCGGTAACTTCATTGCCTTCCCCGCAGAGATTGTTCGAACCTCGCTAAACACAGTTCAACGTGGCATTGATGAGTTCCAACGTGGCAAGCAGATGCAGGAAGAAGCAGCCTCGGAACTTCGCACCCTGACCTCCCGCAGAGAAGCCGGGATGATGAACCCCGGAGATGCTGTGCAAAAGGCGCGGCAGAAAATGCTGGCCGGGGAACGCATGAGTGACATCGGCGGTCGCCGGATCATGGGTTTTGCTGCCACCGTAGGACTGGCTGGCGAAACCTTGCAAGAAACATCAATGATGATCACCGGCGTTACTGAAGAGATGATTGAGGCGCTGCGAGAGGTCGTCCCACCGTGGAGCCAGAACAGTACGTTGATCCCGACATCTGTGGACGACAAGGGTCGAATCACTGGTTATGTTGATTACAGCTACATCAACCCGTACGACTACCTAAGACGCCCGGTAGAGGGTTTACTGAACGCCATGCAAGACGGCAAGGCACTGGATCAGGATGCCTCGACAATCGTCTTCAACATGGCCGGCGAACTTCTGGGAGAGATGCTATCTCCGTTCGCGGAAGAATCTATCATCACCGAACGGCTTCTCGATGTGTCTCCAGTGCGGGGTGGCGTGATGGAAACCGGCGCACGAATCTACAAATCAGAAGACACTTTCCCCGAAAAGGCAGGCAAGGCCATTGTTCACGTGCTGGAGGCTTTCACCCCCGGCATCATTGAGCAGTACCTTGGTTCTCCCGCCAAGGTATCTCCGCTTACGGGCGACGTTGAGTTCGCTGTGCCTAGTCGTCTTCTTACTGCCTTCCTTGCAGAAGAAGGGTTGGATACTCGTGGCAACCGCAGACAAATCGGCGAGGAAATTCTTCGCCTGATCACCGGCGTCGGCGAGGTTCGCGTCGATGCCAAGCGGAGCATGTTGTATCGTGTGCTCGAACACAACAAGGCTGCACGTCAGCCGCAGCAAAACTTTAACAAGCAGCTACGCGCGTTCGCTGGCACAATTAGAGATCCGGAAGATATGTTGCGGATCATTCGCGAGAACTACATTCAAGAGAACGAGCGCAAGTTCAAGGTTCACAACCGTGCCTATCGCATGATTCAGAACATGAAAAAGCTGGGCATGACAGACCAAGAGATCCGGAAGGCTGCGAAGGAGCTAGGCTTCTCGAACTACAGCACAATCTCTCAAGGCAGGTTCGAGCCGTTGAACATTGACAACGACATCTTCCTGCAAATTCAACGCTTCCAAGATACCACTGGCCGCTTCTTCGAGCGCCGGCCCATCGTCACCGAACTGAACCGGCTTGCCAAGGAGTACCGTACTCGTCGGTTGACTGGTGTGCTGGAAGAAGGTGAACAGCCCTTGGGCACCCGTCCACGGACCCCGGTCCAACTACCAGCGCCGACTGCATCTACAGATGTACAACCACAACCACCCGTAGCGCCGACTCCTCCACCGGCAGCAGCGGGCACGGGGGCCGTCAGTAATCTCCCCTCGACGGCTCCCGTACAACCACAAGCCGCACCGAACTACAACACAGCCATCGACACGATCCTCGATCCACGGACCAGGGAGTTGTTCGAAAGGCTGGGAAGGGTACAATAATGTTTCGCTGGCTGCTAGACTTGCTACGCATACAACACGCAGGCGACATGAGTCAGCACCGTCTTCATACCACCCGGTATGAAGATCTCTGCATGTAGGGGGTAACCATGAACCTAGAACAGCTTCAACACGAACTTGCCATCGACGAAGGATGCAAGCTCGAGATCTATCTCGACCATCTCGGCTACAAAACCGTGGGTATCGGGCACCTTATTACCGAAGATGACGAACTTTACGGGTTCGAAGTGGGCACTACGGTCTCTCAGGAGCACGTCGATGACCTATTCCACGAGGACATCCAACGAACTGTACGAGATTGCGAATTATTGTACAGCGATTTCAACGACTTACCTGAAGAGGCACAATTATGCATTGCGAACATGTGCTTCCAACTCGGTCGGCCACGGCTCTCGAAGTTCAAAAAAATGAAGGCAGCGGTCGATAAACGGGACTGGGCCGAGGCCAGCCGCCAGATGTTGGACTCCAGGTGGGCTAAACAGACTCCGAATCGGGCGATGCGTCTGGCTCATCGGATTCAGGAGTTGGGTGATACATAAGGTAGAACACACCGCAGTCCTTGCAGTGTAGATTCGAGACGATGAAATACTCCTCGTAACCTTCGAGGTCATGGTCGCCACCCCAGATCACATCGCCGCCGCAATTAAAACATACTAGGCTCATCCAACTTCTCCCCAGTTGTCACCAAGCTCGGCATCCACGTCGAACGGCACCTTCAAGTTTGGCACACAATTCTTCATGATATCCACAATTTTGTCCGATTGTTCACGAGAGTTCACGCTAAAACACAATTCGTCGTGAACCGTCAGCATTGGCACCAGTCCTTCTTCATAACACGTCACCATCGCCTTCTTGGTCTGATCCGCACTTGACCCTTGGATCAGTCGGTTCAGTGCCTTGTAGCAGAAGGCTCGTCGAATCATACCCTTGCCACCGTATTCCTTGACGGCATCTTCGAGCGGCAGCGCACGGTTGTACCCGTAAGACCTTGGCTCCCACAGGTTGAAGCGGCACTTACGTCCAAGCCACGTACGGATCACACCCTTGTCCGACGCTTGGTTCATCGCCAGATCGGCCATGCCCTTCACGAACGGCACCTTGTCGTGGTACTTGTTCAGCAGTCCCTTGGCTTCCTCCTCGGTGATGTCGAGGGTGCCGGCCAGCTTCTTCCGGCCCATGCCATACATGATGCCGAGGTTCACAGTCTTGGCTTCCTTGCGTGACACACCTGCCATGTCCGCCACCATTTGGTGGAAGTCGGCATTGCCTTCGTGGTACATTCGCACCACATCATCAATCTGTGGATCCCGCCGGGCGCCGGTCAGCGTGGCGCAATAGTGTGCCAGCCACCGTGGCTCCTGTGATGCGTAGTCGAAACTGCCCCACTTCTCTCCATCCTCCGGGATGAAGAGACCCCGGATCATCTTCTTGATTTCGGGGTCTCGGGCCGGGATTTGTTGGAGGTTCGGGTTGGACGAAGAAAATCGTCCGGTAACTGTGCCCCCTTCATCTGAACGAAGAGGGTGAAAATCACAATGGATACGACCGTTATGCGAATGTTCAAGAATGGTTTCAATAAAGGTCGTGTTGGCCTTGTTAAACTCGCGCAGGCGTACAATCTTCTGCGCCACCGGGTGAGTGTGGTTCGCAAGAAATGCTTTTGTAAAGGCTGGCGCATTCGACTTTTCTGTCCTGTTATAGTTCAACCCAAGGGCGTCGAACGCCTTTGCTATAGATGCAGCGGCCCACGGCTCCACAAGGACGCCGGTCTCTTTCTTTACCTCTTCAAGTAGCGCATCCTCTCGGCGCTTCAGTTCCTTCTGCACATCGTGTGCCTTATCGACATCGACACGCACACCTTTTGCTTTCATGTCGAGCATCAACGGGATCAACGATGTCTCCAACTCGAAGATGCTGGTGACTTCATCCTTGTCGATGTCAGCCCGTAGCCGGTCCCACAGGCGTAGTGTAACAGCAGCGTCCTGCTCCGCATACTTGCCCACGAACGAGGCGTGTAGCTTCCACATCTCTCCCTTCGGATCGACACCGTACATCGATGCCGCAGCCTTCAGCATCTTCTCGTTCTTCCACTCGCCGAGATACTCACCTGCCAGACTGTTCAGGTTGTACCAGCGGCGGTTCTCGTTCAGCAGCGGTGCCGCCACCATCGTGTCGATGATCTTGCCCTGCACCTCGATACCTGCCCAGCGCAGCCAGCCCAGATCGTACATGGCGTTGTGCATGATCTTCTCGATGTGTGGCGTGGCAAGCTGCTTCTTCAACCAGTTGACCACGGTCTTCTCCGGCATGTTGCCACCACCTTGGTGCCGGATCGGGAAGTATCCGACGAAGTCGCCGGCAGCGACAGCGAAACCAATGACATAGCCGTCATTGCGGCACCAACCCGGACCCAGGGTCGTCAGGTTCGGGTCACAGGTTTCAAGGTCAATCGCAATCCGTTCACAGTTTGTCAGGTCCGGCAGGGATGACGGCGGATACCACTCTTCCTCAATGTCAAACAGATCAGCTTTCATCGTTCGAGATCTCCCCACCCAGCGCGGCGTAGCCAATGATGTCTACCCACGAATCATCCTTGTGCATGTCCTCGGCAAGCCGAGCCAGCTTCAGTCCAACCATCATGGCAACCACTTCGGTCGGCGTAATCTTGTCCAGCAGTTTCTTACGGAGCAGCACGTTCCAGATCGTAGCAATCCTTTCATGGTTCAGGAGCGCCGGTCCATAGTCCTCGGCCCTCGGTCCATTGATCAGTTCTTCCGCCTGCTTCAGAAAGTGCTCTCTGTTTTTCATAGTTCGAACCTGTGGTTAGAGTGTGACTCGACAAGGTGTAGCTGTTTGCGGGCACGAGTCATACCCACATAGAAGGTTCGAATTTCACCTTCGGTGTCTTCGGCTCTCGTTATGACGGGGCTAGATTCAAGCAGGAGGAGGACGTTGTCTGCCTCCCCACCCTTCGCCTTGTGGATCGTCGAGATCCGAATCCTCGGCTTGCCCGACAAGATAGACTCGCCCATCCGACGTACAGAAGTAATGTAGATCCGCTCCTGCTCCGACACACGGATCACTTCGTACCACGGTGTCTCCGCAGTCGC